ACAGATCCACATGATTGCTGGGCGTGCTCCTGCAACAAATAAACTTGGGTGTTTTGCTTGTTCTGTATTTGCTTGTATCTGACCTTTAGCTAACTCTTGTGCATGTTTCTCTGCCATCGTAGCAAGGTCATGTGCTAATTTATTTTTTGTATCTTTGTCCTCTATAAACTTACCAAGGAGTTTTGTAGCTGGACCAATTAGTGCTTGTAACATTACCAAAGCCTCACTCTTTTTTCATCTACCTTAACTAATTTGCAAAAGCATGAGTATCTTTTTTGATCTTCACCAATGACAACATATTGTTCATTAAGATGTTTTTTAAAATAGCCACATGTATTTACATTCTCAAAATGCAATACTCCAGCAGGAGCTCCTGATAAATAACACATCAATACAAAAGCTGGCTTCACTTAACACCTTTAAACTTTATGCCTTGCCTTGACATTCTACCACCACGACTTATCATGCCTCCTGCTTCCATATCGGCACGATTATCTCTGGCTCGCATTTGTCCCATGAGTGCTCCGCCTCTTGCAAATTTTCTAACTTGATTGTTAGTAGGTCTTACTGCCATGCCCCCTCCAGCTTTTAGATCTTTTCCTGCTTTGTTTAACATGTCTATTTCATCATCTGTTAAGTTTCCAGCTTGAAAATTTTCTGCATCAATAATTTCTTTAAGCTCTTTAAACGCCTCACTTCCAGGATCTAAACCCTCTAATAAAGAATCTATCATTTTTCTTCTACTCATAAAAGCCTCCTATATCTTGCTGTTGAGTTTGTTCTAGTGATCGGTCAACTAAACTAGGTAACCCTAATGGTGTCAAATCACGATTTACCACGGGAGCTAATGTTTGTCCAGTTACAGTTGCTGTAGGCACAGTAACTAAATTACCAAAATCATCAAAAATTGAATCCTTTTCAATATCAGCCCTACTTTTACTAATATCTTTCAAACCTCCTAATAAACCTTCGCTAGGTTGTTGTAAATTTTTATTCATATTCATCATAGCTCCAGCCAAAGCATTTACAACAGACACAGTTGGGTTTCTAGTAAAAACACTAAAAATACCTAATGGTGTATTTCTTCCTGGAACAATCATATCACCGACGGTTTTAGTAATATCTTGTGTAGTTGTACCTTTGAACAAATCCATTATATTAAATTTTGTTGCTGGTGGAGGTGGTGGAGCAACTGGGGTTTTTCTTATATTAGTACCAGTAAAAAAAGTTGGAGTATCACTACCTCCAAAACTAGGGTCTGATTGTGCTGAACTTAAATCACTAAATCCTGGACTTACACTAGTAACTCCTCCAGCTAAACCAATATCGCTCATCCTTTATTCCTTTGCTCTACAATAAACCTTGCATTTTGTGCTCTCATATTAGCTATGTCTTCAGTTGTATCAATACGATCTTTTTGTATTAATGTATTAGCTTGCAGTTTTTCTTTGTTTAATTTGAGTTGTTCAGCATCATTCATAGCCTCTTGCATTTGTGCTTGCTCTTTTAGTTGTAACTCTTTTGCTTTTAAGTCAACTAATGGGTCACGTTGTCCACTACCTAATACTTGTGCTTCTTGTTCAAAATATTGTGCTGTAAGTTCTGCTTCTACTTGTGCTAACCTATTTTGCAACATGTTTGGATCCATGCCTTGTTGTGCTTCCATTTGTACTTGCATACTAGCTTTCATACCAATATGTTCAAATATATGTTGTTGTAATATATTTATCATAGCAGGATTAGCACGAACAATCTGGCTTGACATGTAACTTAAATGTGTTGATATATGTGCATCGTGATCTTGGTCAGGAAACGCTTTTAGTTGCATTTGCCCTCCCAAGGCTGACATAACTTTACCGTTCTCTATTACCGCACTCATAGGTTGTGGTTGCGGAGGAGGTGGTAATATTTGCTCAACATTGTCTACACCTAAACTATTATACACTCTTCTGTAGGCTTCATACAAATTGTGCATCTCTGGTTTACTACTAGCTAATTTTAATTGTTCTTGAGCTAAACTAATACGTTGTGACATACTAAAGATGTTGGGATTTGCTACTGGTATTATATCTATACGCTCACTAAAATCACTAGCTTTGTCACCTTCTTCGGTATATGGGTATGATCCGCCTTCTTGAAATATTAAATCTGATATTAATTTAAATTCTTGCTTCATACTATTGTACAGACGTTTATGCACTGCACTTATAATACGACTACCTCTTTCTAGTAGAGCTATTGTTGTACCAACTGGCATCTCTTGATTATTTAAATTACCAGTACCCATATCTGTCGTGCCAACAAACTTTTGAGCCGCTTGAACCACGAAGCCGAGTAGCTGAAACAACGTGCCACTCGGTTCTTGGTAGGGGAGGTTAAAGAATGAATTTTTTAATTGATCGCCAACAACATCAACATCACGCCATTCTCCAGGACGTAACGGTTCATCATCATTTTTTATTCGTAATCCTCTAGCTTTAAAACCAGATGGCATATTTGCAAGTGTGCCTGAGTCAATTAACTGTCTTAAATTAGCTGTCGCCGCTCTTGATAAGTTACCTAGTAAATGTATCAAGCCATTACCGTAAAAACCTAGTCCAGGAGTAAAGATGTAGTGTACAAAATACTGTTTTTTGTTTTTAAAAGCGTCATTTTCGTCATAATTTCTGTAAATTGATAAAACTTCGCCATTATCAGCGTTAACTGTAACAATATACGGTAATTTTATGCCAGTTTCTTCGCCTTTTTCATCTGTATCGGCAAATTTTTCTAAATCTAGGTAACAATGACACTCAAAAAGTTGTATTTCTTCATAATCACCTTGTGCATACACCCCAGTTATTGATTCTTTTGTTTCATCGACGTCATCTCTGTCAGGTTTACTTGATTGTATCTCAATATCTCTGTAAAATTTGTTTACTTGTAGCTTACGAAACTCATTTTCTGACATATTTATAATCTGTGTGACTCTATCTGCTGAGTCAAGATCACTAGCGTTGTAAGGTACGAGCATATCTTTAGCTTCAACAAACTTACTAACTTGCCTACCAAACTGTGGATCAACATAAACTTTTTTAAATGCACTACCACCGAGTCCCAAGTAGTATAACATCTGATCAAACTCAGACTCATACTCTTTCATTGTGTGCATAATTGTATAATTCATATAATCTTGCACACGTTCTGCTTGTTTTTCTAAATCTGGGTTTGTTGTCCCCATCACTTGTGTGCGTACTGGACCTTTCGCTGGAAGTAATTCTTTATAGGCTTGACTTTGGAACTGTGTTACAGCTTCGTTTAACATTGGATGCACTACACCAGTAGCACCATCAAATGGTTCTGTACGACTTTCATACTTTAAACCTAATAAATTTAAACCTTGACTATATGTATCTAACCATTCTTGCCTAGCATTTTTATCTTCATCTACTTTTTCTAATACATAAGCACTGACACCAGCTAACTCATCATCGTCTAACTGTTCTGCAAGATTTGCCATAAACCCAGTGTCTTGTACTTCTTGTTCTGGAGACCCAAGTTCCACGGACCCATCTTCAAGTTCTGTTATTTCTACATCATCATCTATTTGTACTTCGTCATCAACTTGCACATCTATAGGGTCGGGGTCTAATATAGGGTTGCCAACTAAAGTCAACTCCTTTTCAATATTATTATAAGGGTTTTTTGGTTCAGCCATGTCCATCTCCTGAGACAATATAAAACTTGTCTCTCATTAATTGTGCCACAAATTCTCTTGTTTGGCTAGAACTTGGTGGAATGTAGGTTGGGTCTTCTTGTTGCCACATATCATACAGTAAATACATTTCATCAAATAATTCTTTAGGTTTTGTATCAACCGTAATATACATTACTTCTTCCTGGACCATCATACTCATATACCTCATCTTCTGGGTGTGTTATAAAGCCACCCTCTCTAAATCTTCGTAAGGCTTGTGTAACAGTATCAACAAAGTCGTCGTGTTCTCCTGCTGGAAACTTGGCACATTCTTCAATAACTTCTTCAGCCCAACGAGTATCTGGTGACCATACTAACCCAGATTCAAGTAATGGTGCAACTGAATTTACACGACTAAATTTATCGTTACCTCGACTTGGGCTGTAGTTTTGTATGGGAATGCCCATCTGCCGTAGTTCGTGGGTCAATGGCATACCTG